GTTGTCGATCACGGCGCCGTCCCACGTCATCGCGGCGGCATCGGCCCAAGCGGTCTGCACTTCGTTGAAGGGAATGTCCAAATCCTGCACGCAAAGCAGGGCGATTTCAGCCCAAGTGCGGGCCGTGAAGTTGGCGGCAAGCGTCACCTTCCGGGTGTAGCTGGCGCGGGCCGCGGAGAGGCCGTCCGAAAGGGTGCTGACCTGAACATCAGACCCCAAGCCGCTGCCGACCGTGGCAAGGTTCACCTTTGCGCCGGCCCAAGTGTCGCTGGAAAAATCCACGCTCACGAGGACGTTCTTGTTTGAAGTCGGCGCCTGCGCCACCACGGCAAAGGTCGCAACATCGGAGTAGATGCCGGCCGGCGAAAGCGCCTTGATCCAGAATGTCGATGACTTGACAGAAGCGGTCGGCCATTTGAACACGGCCGCGCTCGACCCGGATCGCACCACGCGCCGGGAGTTCACCCACGAAACGCCTTCGCGCACTTCATAGACGATCCCGGTGCCCGGAACCGGGGTCCATGTAGCCCGCACGTCATCATTCTGCGCGTGAACAAAGAAACCCTCGACCGTTGCCGGTGCGGTGGTCTGCGCCGAAACCATGGCCGGGGACTGGCTTTGCAGCCCGATCACGTCAACCGCGCGCACAAGGAAAGTCTGCAGGCCCACCACAGAAATGCCGACAAACAGGGAATTCCCCGGGACCAGCTTGTTGACGACCGCCGCGCTATCCCAATCCTCGCCCAGCCGCACTTCATATCCGGCTATGTCAAGCTCCACATTAGGGGTCCACGAGAGTTGCACCCCATCGGTCAAGGCGGTGGCTGTCAGGCCAGCAACGTCCGCGGGCGGGGTGGTTTTGCCAATAACCTCGTGTCCGGTTTCGGTGGTCCAATCGGAGCAAAGCCCGGTTTCGGTGATGGTCCGGGCGCGCACGTCATAAAAGCTTCCTGCCCGAACGGGTGAGACGAACACCTGCCGCGCCGCTACAGGAAAGACTGCGATCTGCAGCCAATCGACCGCGCCGGTCTCGCGCGCTTGCACTTCGATATGGCTGACCTGCACGCCCCCGGAAGGCGCAACCGCCATAACCCCGATCCGGTCCTGCAGCGTGCCGTCAGAAAGCAGCAGCAGCGCGCCTTCGTCCGAGGTCAGGGTAAGCAAGGGGGCGCCGGGCTTTTGCATCGGCACGGGCGTGTCGTTGTTGACGAACGTGTTGAAGGGCGGAATGGGCTGACTGTCAGCGGTCCAGACGCCCGCCTGCGCGTCAACCAGCGTCAGCCGCGCGCTCAGATCAGGCCCCGGCCGGATTTCCTTGACGATCATCGGGGCGGTTTCCCGCTCCACTTCGCCCACAATCGCCAGCACGCCAAGGTTGGGCATGGTCGCCAGCACTTCCGGCACGGCAAGGTAAATCGTGTCGGTGTTGGTGTCGGCCGCCACAGGGACCAAGGCGAATAGCCGGGTGCCACCCGTGGCAATCCGCATGCGCAGCGCATAGTCGATCCCCGCATACATCGGGAATTCAACGTCCAGCCGGTATCCGATCACGTTCGGTCCAGAAACAAGGCGCTCGACAGTGCGCCCATACCCCACCCCGATTGAAAGGACGTCATGCGCAAGGACCACAAGATCGCCAATGGTGCAGCGCAGGTTTTCCACGTCCATCGAAACGTGATGCTCTTCGGGGCGAAGCTGACCAACCGCAAGGTGATAGCGACCGTCGCGCCAAGCCTGCTCTGCCCGGGTGCAGCAAGGCAGTTCAATGCTCTCGAAGCGATCCGCGTTCGCAGCCGTAAAGCCATCCGCGTAAACGATCACCTCGTCTTCCTGATAGCCTTCCGCCTCATTGATGAATTGCACCTTCAGGGCGTTCGGAAGATCGGTGAAAGACTTTGACCCTGAATAGCCCCACGAGTTGCGCGGGGTGATGTGCTGCGCCGGGGCCGCCTGCGAATAGTCCGTGACCACGCTATAAAGCCCGTCGCGCACGCAAAACGTGGCTCGGGCATGCGCGGCGATCTGTTTCAGGCCGGTGAAGACCGACCCGCGCTCCATGATGCCATCAAAGAGCCAATACGCATGCGCGGCGTTCGGCGCGGTGGCAAGGCAGGCCGCGCTCCACGCTGAAAGGGCGGGAAGGTCGATCCGGTCATCTGCGATCATCCTTTGCACCCCGCGGCGTCGGATCAGATCGGCAAAGGCCCATGCCGGGTTGCGGCTCAGCGCATAGGTCCACGCTGACCCGTCCCATTCTGGAAGGTAAGACTGCGCCACACAGTTGATCGTATCGGGCAGGCCGTTCAACTGGTCGGTCGCCTTCATCCGGATGGCGATCAGGCACAAGCCCGGCAGGTTGACGGGTGCCTCGTAGCGGATGGTGCGCAGAGAGGTCCAGTCGGTTCGCTGCATGGTCTTGGCGCCACCAGTCAGCACTTCGGTGTTGCGACGCAGGCGCACGTCATAGGTGCCGGCAGCCGGAAACTTGAACCGGCCGCCGCGCGAGGTCGGGGACCGCGTCTTGTCACGACCGCGCAGCTTTCCGTTGCCCGCGTTCGTGCCATCGTCCTGCTCCGGGCCTTCCCACACAGCGTCGAGCCAACTGCCAGCGGTGCCGGCCAGCCGGTATTGAACATCCACGTCGATGGTGACTTCCTCGGTTTCCTCCTTGTTCTTGCCGAGGCCGTAGGGAAACGTGATATCGACAATGGCTTCACGGGCGTTGTCAGCGGTCGTCCTGATCTGCCACGGTCCGGGGTTTAGGATCGGATCGCCGTTTCCATCCCGGCCGGCATCATCCAGCAGGACGACAAAGTTTTCCTCGGTCACAGACCGGGTAAACAGGGTCGGGGCCGCTTCCGGTGCCTTGCCGCCCGGAAGCGCGCCGAAGTCGGCAGAAGCGGTGTCCCAGCCTTCGATGACTTCCACGTTGACGCCCGAAAAGGCCGCAATCGGCGTGTTGCCGATGCGAATGTCGCTGATTGCCAGCGGACCCCACCCGGCGCATAGCAGCACCCGCAGATAGCGGTTTTTCCCCTGCGCTTCGGTGTAGGGGCGGGCGGCCTGCAGCGGGAAAACCCGACGCTTGCCAAAGATGCGAGGAATGAAGGCATAGGGCGCAAACTGGTTTCGGACCCCGGACAGCAGGGCGCGCTGACTGACGATCCCATCGTCGCCCTGTGGCGGCGGGATAAGCGCCCGGATTGCCAGCGACCCGACCATGCTGACCGCAGACCCCACAAGGCCGGAAGTCACCAGAAAAGCCGGGCTGCCCGCAGCAAAGCCCAGCGCGCCCGCCACAGCCGGTCCCGCGAAGGCCGCGCCCACGGTGACCACAAGCATCAGCAGCATGGCGAGGCCGTTCTTGCGCGACCCGTCGCTGCCGCCTCCGCCTTGCGGCATCACCCGCACATAGACTTGCGCCCCCTTGATCGGCCGCACCCGGCCCCACGCTTCCCGCGGGACTTCTGTGTCGCAAATCCAAACCCGCACAAAGCCATGAAAGCGCGGCTCGATACCGGCCAAGGCAACAATCGCCTCCACAGTGGCGCCTTCGGGGACGTCAGCATGCAGGGTTGCGCTGGCGAAGGGGTGCGGGTTGATGACCGCCACAGGCCCGCCATAGGCAAGCGGCGCGGCCGGCAGAAGATCAGGAAGGTCGCGCATCAAGTGCCCCCGCATAACGATAGAAGCCAAGGATGCGGCGCTTCCACATGACCGACCGATATCGCTCGATGCAGGTGTCGGCGCCTTCCTCAACATGCAGCATCAGGCCCGGGGCCACGACCAGCCCCACATGAAGCGGGGCGCCCCGCATGCGGATCAGGATGCCGTCGCCTTCGCGCTCGGTGCCTTCCTCAACAGGGGTGAAGCACGCCTCCGCGTGTTGCCGTGCTGCCGCGCCAATGCCGGCAATATCGGACTTCCCGGTGTTCCAGATCGGCCCCACATAGGCGGGCAGTTCGGCCCCGAATTGCTCTTCCCACACCAGCGCGCAGATACCCCAGCAATCGACCCCACGCCGATCCCGCCCCCCGGGCTTGTAGTGCAGGCCGACATAGCGGGTGGCCCACTCAGGGGCTGCCACGGGCGCCATCAGATCGTGCATCCTTCATGGAGGCGCCGCTTTGCGGAAACATAGGCCGCATGTGCTTCCTCTGCGGTGTCAAACATGCCAAGGTGAATTTGCTTTCGGCTAACGCAGATAGCAGCCGCATAGCGGCCGGCGGCAGTTCTATGGGCGCCAAGAAGGCCAGATACTTTTCGAGCGGTTGCCGCGCGAATGTTTTGCCGGTTCGCCTGAACAGAGACGTCGCGCAGGTTCGAAAGCCGATTGTCGTCAGGCTTTCCGTTTATGTGGTCTATCTCTCCATTCGGCCAGCGCCCAAATGCGATAAGCCACGCCAGACGGTGCGTGGCTATGCGCTGCCCGTCGATCATGACAGTTCCGTAGCCTTTGCTGCGGTGGGGGCCGCCCGCTGGACTCCCGGCTTTCGCCGCGCCCTTCGACCGGCGCCAAATCATAGCGCCCGTGTCCGGGTTGTAGACAATCAGTTCGCGGGCATACTCGGCGGTAATGGTCATGTAACCCCCACAAATTTCATCGCCGCAACCGATGCGGACCCAAGCACCAAGAGAATGGCAAACATCCCCGGAAAGCGTGCCGGCGTCATCTGCAGCGACAGCGGCTCGGTGGCGATATCCTCATACCGCAAGGTGCCGCGGATCGATCCGGCATCATACTTGGTGTCACGCAGCACCAGCCCCGTGAAGGAAATTTCCACCACGTCAGGGGCCGAAGCCAAGACGATTTCAAGAGAAACAACCGGGGGCGAGGCAATGCTGCGCAAGATGGTGATAATATCCCGGGCCGTGTTGTCGATCCGGATGGTCGCTTCCCCCACGCTTTCCGGCGACTGCTCGGGCAGTTCGACTTCGAACGCAAAGGCGTTGTAAAGGTCGCCCCGCGACAGCAGCGGCTCGTTATTGTTGACCAGCCGGATCGGATCATCAAGGGAAGGATGATCCAAGGTTAGCAGGGTCAGCCAGATTTCCCCGGTTTCCACGGCATTGGAAGCAGAGCGGAAAGTGGTGGATACGTTCCTCGTCACAGCACGGTCTCGATCACAAAAGTAACGATCATCACCTGCCCCGACCCTTGCGAACGGACCGAAGGCGCAGGCTTGCGGAAGCGGAAGGTGGTCGCTGCACGGGTGATCGGATGCACCCAATCGAACGACAGCGCGCCCCCGCCCAAGGTGTTCAGGCGGAAGTCATTGAAAATGCTGTATTGTGCCGCCGTCATGGCGATGGAA